TACACCAGTGCAACCGTAAACATCCGTCCTCTCTCATTTTTTTTTAATTTTTTTCCTGATTTTTCCTCTCTTTCTAATTGTTTGAATATTTTATCTAAATCAAGACATATAAGCTGTAACATAATATTATTATATTATATGAGTTATTGTTTTACGTTGATGCTTCTCTATGCAGTATGTGTATGAACCCCTTTCATTATATTCATAATAAAAGGGAGAGCGGTGTTCGCTGTCGCTCACTTTTTTCTTTATGTTACTTTCTTTTTTATAGGTTTTGGATTAGACATTTTTCCTTTATTTATATAGGGTATGTCTAATATGCAATGAGGTAGTACTATGCAATGCAAGGTATATTTCAAGTATTCTTTTACTTTTAAGATTAAAAGCTCAATATTAAAGCGGATTTAAATATATCACAGTGATAAATATTAAAGTAAAGCTTTAATATATGAATTTAAATTATTATATTTGCGTGTATTATAATAGAATAACATGAATGAATACAAGTTTTATATGATGCATTATGGCGAGCTTGGTGCCGGTTGGAAAGACTTGGAAACAGATTTCCCAGGTTTAAGGTATAAAGAATGTACAGGTCTTAATTCGTATGGAGAGCCTACAAATATGTATGCAGAGGATTTTGCCGAGACAAGCAAGGCGGAAGTGTATGTTTCCAGCACACCGGCACACAAGCAGACAACTATAAAACTGACATTGATATTCTTGGAGGATGATACCAAGGATGATAAGTCTTACCATGACTTTATGGCTTTCATTACCGGTTCTAAGATTGCCTACCGTGATACAGCGAGAAAGAGAAAAGTCCTGATGTACCTCTCAGGAGCCACAGAGCCTAAAAGCGATACCCTTTACGGGCAGAAATATAAGGAAGTGACGTTTACGTTCAAGAACGTATACGGGCATTCCTTCGGATATGACGAAACTTTTCCTAACGAATAACAATTAAATTCTATATTGCTATGTTTTTAGAAACAGAGACCTTATCAGAAGCATTGTCTTTCGCCAAGCTGAAAGACTTGCCAAAGAAGTTCAATCCCGAACTGGGGCTTACTTGGATATTGGCTATCGCCCTTATCAAGAAGAAAAACCTTATGAATGCCTATGCCATTGTTGAACAAAGGGCTGACGGACTTATCCAGTACAAGAAGACATTCGGGCGGCTTTCTCCCATTGATGGTCTTATCTCCATCCATCCGTATATGTACGTGGATGAAGAGGCATTGGGAATGGCTATGAAAGCAAACAGACGAACTATCGCCATGCACTATGCTGATGCAGCGGACGACATCATTGATTCGGACGATGAGAAGTTCAAGGTGTACCAGTTGCAGTACGCCATGGATATGCAGAAGCTGAACATGAACCAGGAGAAGCCTAGATTCGGGAAGTCTGTTGTGGAAGAAGCGGAGGAAGCGGCTAATCCGGTTGTTGAGGAAGTGTTGAAGGAGAATGAGGCGGTGGCGACAATTGAGGACGAAGGAGAGTGTGTTATCGAGGTCGAGGACGCTAAGACAGCGTTCAGACCGAAGAGAGGTAGAAAGACTAAAACGGAGGAATAAGGTATGGCAAATAACAAGGAACAACAAGGATTTGAATTCATCATCAAAGAAAGTGATGTGTTGGAGAGAGAAAACTTCGGCTCGTTTGAGATTATAATCACGAAAGGATATGCCTGTTTTAAGAACTACACAGGATTCAGGGTGTTCACTACCCCGTACGCTGTGGGATTGGACGGTGTGGCACATGAAACATCTCTCTATGCGTGGTTGAAGTATATGGTGGACTTCAAGAAATCCATCAAAGACAAAGAGAATGAAATGTTCGGGAAAACTACTTCCACCAACAAGGAGTTCTTGGACGGTATGAAGGTGCTTACCGAAGCGAACCTTATCAAGCCTATGGCTGTGTTCACAGATATTAATGAAGCGCAGAAAGAAGCCGAAAATTATATGAAGTGGATGGAAGGTCAGATGAAAGATTTGAATAAAGCAATGAACACTACGCCACCTGAAGAAGATTTAAAGGCGAATGCTGAATTTGAGCAGAAGGTTATCATGGCAGAAGAGGCTAAGGAGGTATTCGATGGAAGTGTTGAAACCGAGGAAAGACAGGTATAATCCTGATAATACTTACCGTATCTATATCAATATAGGTAATCATCCGGGTGCGAAGTGGGTATCTTTCAAGGACAAGGAAACCGGGGAGGTTACTAAGGGTATATTCTTGCCTGACTGGGAAACTGGAGGCATACGGATAAGGCATGGGCAAGTCAAGTTTGAAATTAATGCAATACCCGTAAAAGGAAAGATAAATACTCATGTGCTTATTCCTGCTGTATATAAAGGTATTGATTGTGGACTTGGGCTAAGCATAGGTAATAAGGTGACAGACTTTAAGAAGGCTGTTATTGGAAACATGTATATATGCGGAGAAATACTTAATGAAGACCAAAAGAAAATACTAGAAAAGTATGTCAGAAGAAAAGGATTCTTTAAAATCGGGCGTTATAAGAAAAGTTGAGCGTATCGTGTGTGATTGCGTAAATAAAGTATTCTGCAATCAGGACCCTGTATATCCTTCAACTATCTATGAAGGAAGGACAAACATTATTCTTACAGGAAGGATTGCGAGAGGTGCAGTTTTTGCCGTATTGCATAACAGGTTCGGAATCTCATACGGTAATATTGCCAAACACTCAAAAATTAGCAGCAGGAACATTATACGGTCCGTAAAGACTTATAAGAGCATTCCTGATTCGGACAATGCCGTAATGATGATAAAAGAGCTTATAGAAGTTGAACTAAAAAAATTCCCAATTTTATGAATGATTTACTTTCTTTTAAACGTAATGTCATGATGCTCGGTCTTTGCACTGGATATAAGAATAAATGGGACGTAGCTACAAGTAAGGAAGCGTTAATGGATATAGCTTTGGATTCAAACGGTGTGGAGCTGTTGACAGATGCTCATAGCTTTGGATTCGGTATGGATATTCAGTATATGGAACGAACGTTTTCTGACTATATTAATGGCAAATGGAAGCGGAGCAAGGATGGATATACTTCGTGCCTGTATGTGGACTTTAACGGGCAAATAGAGCAGGATTGCACGCTTACTACGGTGCTTGCTTCAAAGGTTGAGTTCCATGTTTCAAAAGGGAATGTGTGCAAGCTGTATGTTGGAGGTGGATCTACTGTAAATATCACCGGAGAAGGTATCTGCTACGTGTACTCATACGGCCACAATAAAGTGACCGGCAGGTTTAAGTCAATGAATTGTATAACTAAGTCCGAATGGGCTAAAAATTGATTATTATGGATAATTGTTATGTTAAACAACCGGTTAAGGTGATTGGCTATATTGTGCATGAGCCGACAAGGTCAAGTATTCCCGTTTATGATAAAATAGGATTGTTCAGAAGGCTTATGATTAAGGTTTGTTTCGGACTTAAATATAAGAAAATATGAAAGAAACAGAATATTGTATTGGTGATTTTCTGTATGGAATCCCATCAAGTAAAGAATCGGAAATGTACAATCCGATAGATAAAAGAGTTTTCATTTATAACGGATGCGTGACTGGTGACGGTTATGGTATTCTTATAGGTTGGAATGACGGGGAAATTAAAAAGAGTACAGGATTTAGAAATTTCATGTGGGGAGGTAATGTGCGAAAAGCAACCGAACAAGAAAAGCATGATTTTATGGCGAAATTAATGAATCAAGAAACAATTAAACCATATTAATTGATATGAAAAAGTACATTGGAACAAAACAGATTGAAGCAGAACCTATGACAAGAGGTGACGCGTGGGGAAAACATCTTCTTAGAGAAAAACCGTCAACGGAAAATTTTGACGATGAGGGTTATCATGTTCGTTATGAAGACGGATACGAAAGCTGGTCGCCAGTAAAACCGTTTGAAGAAGCATATAAGTGTGCAGATTCATTTCTTGACCGATTGGTAATTGAACAGAAGGATTTGGCAGCAAAGTTGGAGAAGCTCTGTCTGTTCGTTGAATCTCCAAAATTTGAGGAATCGGTTAAAGATGAAAATCAAAGAAGATTGCTTTTAGCTCAACGTGAGTATATGGGCGAGTATTTGAATATCATTAATCAACGTGTAAAACTTCTGAAAGAATAGCCTATCTGCCACGTGTAGAAAAAGTAACGGGTGCGTTGGTTAATGCTGGCGCACCTTGCTTAAAAATCAGATTATGAAAACAACAGACTTAAAAATAGGCAACTATGTTCATATCAAATTCCGCTCCCCACAGGGAGAAAGGCTTTCCATCCCCATGCAGATAGTCGGAATATTTTCAAGCATCAATAGAGCAAGCCCGAATGATACCGTTTACCTTGACTTTGAAGGAAACGAAGGTGATATATGGGAAGAAGAAGTACAAAATTTAGTATTCGCTAAAACGGAGCTTAAAAAACAATGAATTATATAGAAGAAGAGCAAATACAAGCCGACATAGAACGGTTTGAGCAAATAGGTAGCGATATTCCCGATGATGGCGATATGGTTGAACAAATACCATTGTTCAGCTCTTCCGATATGCAGTCAGTCATTGAGGACGGTAAGAAGAAGCCTCCTATTCATAGGCTTTGGGGCGATTTTTGGTGGGAGAACGAGCTTGTATTCTTATTTGCCGATAGCGGAATAGGTAAATCCATTCTTGCCACGCAGATAGCCTACGAGATAGCCAAAGGGGAAAGCGAATGTACGGAGGTGGAGGTAAGTCCTCAAACCGTTTTGTACTTCGACTTTGAGTTATCGGACAGGCAGCTTGCAAGAAGGTACTGCAATGCGGATTTCCCGAAGTCGCTTATCCGATGCACCATATCGGAAGAAGTGGACAGCGAAGATTTTAACATGAACGTGATTGACGGCATAAAAGACAAGCTGATTGATACAGGTGCAAAGGTTATGATACTTGATAATCTTTCCTATCTTTCTACGCAGACAGCAGAAGCGGAGTTCGCAGGTGCTATTATGGACGGTCTTACAAGATTGAAGCGTGAGCTGAAAATCAGTATCATGGTAATAGCGCATACGCCTAAGATTGAGGAATGGAAGCCCTTGTCTAAAACCAATATGGCAGGGAGCAAGCTTCTTTCCAACTTTGCGGACGGGGTGTTTGCCATAGGACGTACAAGGAATGGAGGACGTTATCTAAAACTACTAAAAACTCGCATGGTGAGTGAACCGGATGAAAAGTCGCTCCTGCCATATTTCAATATTATTTCGGAACCTTACCTTCATTTTGAAAAGGTTGGTGATGAAACGGAAAAGAAATTACTTATGGGAAAACCTGCAAAAGATTTTTTCACTTCTATTTGGGATAGAGCTGTTGCAGAGCCTATCCCTTTGAACGAGTTGGTTAAACTGATTATATCTAAAGATAATTCTAAAAATAGTGCAAAATCTAAGGATGGTAATGCCCGTAAGCGTATAGACCGTGCAATAAAGTACGGATCTTTAAAAAAGGACGAATTGAAGAATATATATTTGAAAACTGACAATTGACATGAATGTTGAAGAGATAAAGCAAAAGAAGCAGGAGTTGGGCGAAAAGATAGCTGTTCTTCTGAATGGGTTTGAGGATGAAACCGGAGTTCAAGTTTCTGATGTTGGATTTGTCCGTAGGGTTTCTTATGACGAATTAGGTCGTGAAGTTGGCAAAGAGTATGTGGTTGAGGTGAAAGTGGAGCTATGAACAGTAAATTTCAGCTACGTCAGTTTGAGCTTACCATATACCCACGTAAGCTATGGGTTGTAAAGGGAGGCACTTTTAAAGATATAGAACGCACTTTTTATATCGAAGAATCTGAAGAGGTTGAGGATATGTTAAAATCATGCAAGGCTATTACGTTTAGAGCCTCGATAAAAGACGGTGATTGGTTAGGTGTTGTTGTATATATAAAACAAAAAATGGGAATTAAGGACATAGCTCATGAGGCTCTTCATGTATCTTCCTTTATTTTTTCTGACATTGGCGTTAAAGGTGATTTTTACAATGATGAGGCACAAGCTTATTTGGTAGGCTTTGCTGCCGATTGCATCAATCAAGTAGTGATAGGAAGGTATAAGTAGCGATGATTTCTTTCTTTGGGGGCGTTGTGTATTGTCGCAGCGTTTTTTATAATATGCTATTAAACATGTATAAATTAAATAAGAAATCCATTGCAATACAAATTTTAGCCTCTATATTTGCATCATAATTACGCTCATGGCTACGCATACCTTAAAGCTGTATTTGCAGCTTATCCTTGAATAATAGGTATGCTTACCCCTTGTTTTTTTACAAATAACTCATTAGTATTATGGCATACAAAGCATTAGACATCGCAAATAAAATTATATCCAAAACAGATTTGGAACATGGTGATACTATATCAAATCTGAAATTGCAGAAGATGATGTATTACCAACAAGGTTTCCATTTGGCATATTTTGGAACACCATTGTTTGATGAGGATATTGTTGCCTGGCAATATGGACCGGTTGTCCCTTCTGTATATAAGGAATATAAATCGTTTGAATCCAATTCTATATCGACTTCAAAAGAAGGTATATCTTTATCAGATGATGAAGAAGAACTTTTCAACAATGTTTATGAGGAATACAACCAGTTTTCTGCTGTAGCCTTGATGAAAATGACACATGAAGAATCTCCTTGGAAAACCACGGAAATAAACTCTGTAATAAGCCGTGATAAGATGATGGCGTTTTTCAAAACACAAATTGAAGCATAAATGAGTGGCAAGTTTAAGTTAAAGCATAAAGATGTAAAGCCTAATTTAAAAGAAAAAGAGGTTGATGCGAGAAGCAAAGAACCTCTTTTCTGCTTTAAGTACTTGGATATGAAAACATCTTTAAAAGGATGTGATAATAGTGTGTTCAAGGATTTTGTAACGAGGATGCAAAAATTGTGCTGTCTTACTTGGAAAGATATAAACGTTTCCGGGAAACACCAGTATGGTTTTGAAATGATACCAATCAAACAGTTGAAGCCAACATCCCTTCCTGCAATAATCACAGAGGATATTAAAGAACTTGCTGTTTTCAGATATAGTGGCGATAACCGCCCTTTCGTATGTCTAATAATGGACTGTGTGATATACCCTATATTCATAGAAGCTAAATTCGGTGATATATACGACCACGGAAGTAAATAATAACAGATTTATCATACGTATGAAGCGGTAAGAGAACATCCTACCGCTTTATTTTTATTGTATAACTACACGTAAAGCCGGACCCTTAGAGTTAGCGTTAATGGGCACTTTGCTTTCTAACATGCCTCTTTTTTTGCTCCATTGTAGATTATGTGGTAATTTTGCAGCCGTTTACTAACTTAAACAAAGATTGCTATATGGAAGAAAATAAAATATTGGTAGCTAAGTACGGCTCAGATAAAACTCCGTTGCGACTGGGCAATTTAGAAATACCATGCTATGTGCTCGACAATGGAATGAGAGTATTTTCCGGTAGAGGAATACAAAAGGCAATAGGTTATGATAGCAAAAGCGGTCAGTGGATGAATAGTTTCTGTAAAATGGATGGTGTTTCAAGCTATCTTTGTGCCGGTGATAACAGTATATCAGAGCGGCTTTCTAAACCTATAAAATTCAAAAGGAATAATGCAGGTGGCTCACAATCAACGGCTAACGGATATGAAGTTACTCTTTTGGTCGATATTTGTTCGGCTATAATAGACGCAAATCGTGCCGGTGTTTTTGATAATGATGTTATTGTTCGTAATGCAGATATAATAATTCGTTCAGTTGCGAAGGTAGGTATCATAGCACTTGTTGACGAAGCTACAGGCTATCAATACGAAAGGGAGAATGACGAACTTCAAAAAATACTTAAAGCGTATATTTCAGAGGAACTCCTTCCGTGGCAGAAACGTTTCCCCGATATATTCTATAAAGAATTATTCAGGCTTAACGGTTGGGATTATACGGTGAACGGTATAAAGAAAAGACCGGGAATAATAGGAAAATGGACGAACACATTTATATACGAGGAACTTCCTAACGGTGTATTAGAGGAACTTAAAAAGAAGACTCCTAAAAGTGAATCAGGGAACAGAACAAACAGGTATCACCAGCTTTTGACTACCGATATAGGAGAGCCTAATTTGGAGAAGCAGATAAACAAGGTTGTTACGTTGTTTCAAGTTTCCGACAACATGAAGCAGTTTTGTGATAATTTTAAGAAAATGAAGATGCGTCAAATCGGGCAAATGGAGCTTCCTTTTGAATTTGACGAAAATGGAAGGATAAAGGAATAGATATTTGAATATTACTAACTTAAAACAAATAATTATGGACATACTATTTTTTATTGCGGTTATCATTTGGGTGTTCGGTGGTGGACTTGGTAAAAGCTCACGTAGTGCTAACAGCAGCTTTAGAAAGGGGTTGAGGAAATGAGAGAGATTAACATCCCCAAAGAACACGATGGGTTTATTTATACAATAAAGAGTGTAGATGAAGATTGTATATTGGAGTGCCCGAAAACTTGCTGGCGTGTAGAAAGCGATTCTTCGTGTAGCCATATTGATGAGCTTAGAACGAACTCTGGGTATAAGATATGCGACAACACTATAAATTGCATTAAAGTTGTTTTTAATGTAAAAAACATAGGTAATAAAGAAGATTGGAGTGTTGGGCCAGAAGATGCTATACTTGTAGATAACGAGGGGTTTTGCTACAGGGGCGTTATGATATGCGAGAAATTCCACGATGAAAGGTCTGCTGGCAGATATTCTAAATACATACCTGGTACACAAGTTAATTATACCCAATTATTCCCATTGCTCCCCAAAGGTGCTACTATATCTTCGATACGTGTAGATATACATCATAAGGTTGTTGATTTCAATATATCGGAAGAAAAGAATGGTATTGAGATTATGCAGGAGGAATACAATCCTGATTATAAACTTATGTCAGAACCTAATTATGATGATATAAAATATGAGATTGAATCTTTGAAAAGAAGAATTAATGAAATAAATGTTGATATTTATTCGTATATTAATAATATACTTTCAACATCAGACCGTGTGAAATTAGAGAATAAGATAAGTAACGAGATATATTCAATAAAATTAGATATTAACGGCAAAGAGCAAAAGCCGTTTAGTGATATTAAGTGCGATTTAATTGTTATGGAAGACAAGTTTAAAATTGCATACGATAAAAAGAATGAAATATATAAAAAAAGGATGAGCCTTAATAAAAAAATAGATGAGCTTCTTGAACTGACACCACGTGAATTTGAGGAATATGTTGGTACTCTTTATAAAAAAATTGGATTTTATTCAGAAGTTACACAATATTCAAATGATAAAGGAGTCGATGTTATACTATTTAAAGATTCAGCAAAGTATGTAATTCAGTGCAAGAGATACAGGGGGACGGTAGGTTCTCCTGATATTCAAAAATTTATAGGAGCGATAGAACACGCAAAAGCAGACAAGGGGATATTTGTAACAACTGGTGTATTCTCTTCTGAAGCTGAAAAAATGGCTTATGAACATCCTATTGAATTAGTTGATAAAATAAAATTGTTGAAACTTATTCAATCTGTATCAAACGAAGATTATTAACTTAAAATTACACATTATGAAGAAGATTTTATTACTGATTATTGCATCATTGGCTTTCGTGTCGTGCGGAAAAAGCATAGACAAATACGCAGAGGAAACTTTGGATGAAACATTCAAAATGTGCATGGATAGCAAAGAGCTTAGTCATGTTAAATATGAACTATCTGATAAAAATACAGTGTACAAGAGTGATTCACTATGTATAATCGAATTTAAGTGTTCTATGTTTGCTGATGATGGTGTGTTGTTGCTTAAAAAAGACTTTGAGTACTTTGTTTCAAGAGGGTATAAGAGTAAATACAGGATAAGAGATGGACGATTTGAAAGGAGAGTAATAAACGAAGTAAAGAACGGTAGAAGCTATATGTATGTACATAATGAACAGATAAAATTCTTGAAAGATGATTATGAGTCTGAAAGATTAGAACAAGGTAGGTCAAAGGATGAGTATTATAATGATATGATATTCATTGGTGCTCATATTGCAGAAGGGAACTTTTTTATAGAGAAAAAGATAGATTGAAAATAGACTATGCTTAAAAACATACTTCAAAGTTTTGCCATATCGAAAAATATGCTTTACTTTGCGGTGCTAACAACTTATAGGAGCGGCAAACTCCTATGGCTTCATCATTGGAGTTATTTTTTTGCCAATACAGATAACAAGTAGTATCATGATTTAAGATATTGCGCACGAACGGTGGGGTAACAGAAATGTCTCCAAACTAAATTCCTATGAGTTTGTTAGCAGCCGTGAACGTGCGCATTTTTTTGTTATACTAACAAACTCGATTCAAGTCCTAAGCGAAACAGAGTTGCTTGGGCACAAATTTACAGTTTACGGAACTGCCGAAAATCCGTTGTTTCTTGCCAAAGAAGTGGCAGAAGTATTGAACTATTCTGAAAGTAATTCAAGCAAGTTAACTAACCTTGTAGAAAGCGATGAAAAGGTTCGTAACATTATTACGACCCTTGGTGGAAATCAAGAAGTTTGGTTCTTAACCGAAGATGGCTTATACGAAGTCTTAATGCAATCCCGCAAGCCAATTGCCAAAGAATTTAAGAAAGGAGTTAAGGAAATTCTAAAGGCCATCCGCAAGACTGGCGGCTATATCGCAACTAAATCTGACGACACTCCCGAAGAAATCATGGCACGTGCTCTAACCATCGCACAAGCCACCCTTGCCAAGAGAGAGGAACGGTTAAAGCAGCTTGAAGCTGAAACCGAACAACAGCAAGTCACCATTGAGATTCAGACAGAGGAAATCAAAAAATCAGCTCCCAAAGTCAGCTACTATGACAACCACTTGCAGAGTGTGAACACACAGACGAGTACACAAGCTGCCAAGCAGATAGGAATGGATGCTGAAAAGCTGCACAAGAAGCTGAAAGAAATCGGAATCATTTACCGGCAAAGCGGGCAGTGGATATTACATGCACCTTATTCGACATGGGGGATGCACTCAACCCGTACACAGACGTACACACGCTCGGACGGTTCGACAGGAACAAGTGTATATACAGTATGGACTACCAAAGGTGTGCGTTTCATTATTGCTCTATATGAAAATGATTGGGACGTGAAGAAAGCCATCAAGCAGATAAAAGGAGAATTAGAGCCTGCTGCGTAATCTAAAGTTAACTATTCATTTATAAACCAAATACTTATGTTATCCGCATTTATGCGGACAGCAAGAGGTATGCTTAAAAATCAAGAAAGTATGAGAATAAAGTCGGTAAAAGTCGGGAAGCTTAAAGTTATAGATAATCATACATTATTCATACCGGATGGGGAAAGTTCAATTTTGAGGTTTGATAACAAATTTATAATAACCGTAACAACACAAATAAGTGGATGTAACAGAGTTGAGAAGGATTTAGTTGGAAGTCACATGTCATTTCACTTGATGGTTCGTGATAGATGTATATTCGAGTTTCATATTTCTGTATGTAATTCGGACGTGCAGGAAGTAGTTATCTTCTTTGAAGCGACAAGAACATCAGGAAATATCACGAGGGTGGATTATAACATATTGGCTAAATAACGCATCAGAACAAATACTAACAATCAGAACATACATAAATCATTCAATCATGGAAACAAACAATATGAAAATTGTAAAAATAGAAATTAGCAAAGATGCTCTTGATACCATCAAAGAGATTCAAAGCAAGGACGGTTACAACGTCAGAGAAAGACAGAGCTGCATGATGGAGGCAATATCAGACCTTACATTGTCTCTCGATACAGACGATGTAGGCAAAAGCAGATTTTGCCACATACTTACACACCTGTCGGATTATGAGAAACTGCTAAGGGAATTGAACAGGGTACACATAATAAGCCAATAAATATGAGTAGAGAACATTTTAATGTTGGTGATTATGTACAAATTAATGACGGATTAATCGGGAGAATAATAGACTATAATTATGATTCCTATTTCTGGGATTATAGGTATAAGGTATCTTGTTCACCAGTTAGTTATTTGGGTCGCCACATTAGACGATTATCCATAGGTGAAGTAATGAAATACAAACGTAAGCATATTAAGTTTAATTTTAATTTATAACAAAATGAAAAGAATAACCGCCTACTTAAAAGGCAAAATGGAAGACATTAAGTGTATGTCACGTGAAAAAAGAGTTAATTCAGCATTGGAAGTGGCAAGATTAAACTTTGAGGAACAAATTGCCGATGCGGATGTGAAGATTGATAAGTTGATGGGTGAAATCGGCGAATCCGATAACATACAATCTATCATCCAAGAAATATCCTACTGCATGGACGACAAGGAAGAAGCAGAACGCGGAATTAAGCGGCTGGAAGAAATCAAGGCGTTTATGGATGAAGAAATTCAAGAGAGCTAATATTATGGACTAATTGCCACATATTAGCATAAGAGCGCGTTGAGGATTGACCAACGTTTCAAATGAAAAGGCACTCTGCTTATCGCAAGCGGAGTGCCTTTGTATTAATACCTATTGCATAAACACTCTTATTCCACGCCCTTTGGAATTGCCACTATACGAAAGAATACTTTCAAAGTTATCGCTCATTAATTTTAAGTACTCTGTCTGTGATTTAAGTTCTATGAGCATAGGATTTGAACTTCCATCGCCTGATGATAGGTATTCAGATTCTAATATGTTTCGGATTGCTGTTACGTCAGTGGTTTGCTGGCTTACGAACCAACGTATCGAATTTAGTAGGGCTTGAAGTTCCCCAGCGGTTTCTTCGCTCATGGCTTGTATTCCTTGTTGGAGTGCCGACAATTCAGATTTCTGCCCTACACTTGTGCCTTTGTATCCTAATGTTTCCATAAGCGCAAGCAAATCTTCATTTAATCCTTTCAATGCGCTTTCTCCAAGAGCCTGGATGTTTGCAAGCTCTTCTTTAGTGAGGTTAATCCCTCCTACGCTCCCCTCTGTAACAGATTCATCTATTTTCTCAAACAGCTCCTTCAAACGCCCTTGCGCAAGTCTCATTGTAGCTTGTTTGACGATAAGATTTTCAATAAAACTATCAAAGTTTTCATTAAGGGCTTTTAGTCCATCTTCTGTTTCATTGAAAGCATCCATCCATGCTTGAACAAATGAAGAGGCGGCATCCTTATATTCTGACTCCCCACCTATACCTCCTAATTCTAATTTCTGTTGGTCTAAAATTTCTTGTCTTGTCTTTTTCAGTTCATTTATAGCATCATTCCATTCATCAATACGTCCTCTATCAGAATCTTTCTTTGCCTCTTCTGAGTTAATCATATTTTCATATGATTCAATCTGTTGGTCTAAATTGGCTATTGTATCTTTGGTTTGTGTACGAAGATCATCTGCACTCCAAGCGGCTTCCATCTTCTCCTTTAACTCATCGTATGCCCTACCAAGTGATTCTATATTCTTTATTTGCCGTTGGATTTCACGTTCTTTCTTCTTGTTCTTATTGCCAATGCCGAATATGCTACCGATGGTCTTGCCTATTCCGGCAATAGTTTTCATTCCACCTGTAACCATACCCAAAACATTACCTGTAGCATAAGATGATGCAAATTCTCCTGCACCACTGAAAGCTTGAGACATTCCATTTAATGATTCAGAGATTTCTTCTGGCACATCAACACCGAAAGATGAAAGCATAGAAGAAACTTCTCCAAAAGCAGAATTGAATTTATCTATTTTTTCTGCATTTTTTTCAAATGCTGCACCGAGGTCTGCTATAGCTTTTTGCTTATCTTCTGGTTTTGCATTTTTCAAGTCTTTAAAAGCTTCAACAATTCCCTTGATAGGGTTTCTGTCTAGTTTTTCACCTTTCAGCTTTTCAATCTGTTCAATTATTGTTTTCAACTGTTCTGGCGGCAAACTTTTGAGAGACCCTCTAAATTCCTCTAATTTCTCGAGAATACTATCAATAGCTGCCGTTGAAGAATAGTCAAGATTTTCAAATAGCTTGATGTATTCGTCTGTATTTTGAAACGCCTTCCAAGTATTTTCATCTGTCTTCTTATCGTACTTATTTTTAAGATTGGATTCAGCTTGCGCTCTCTGCTCATCTGTAAGGGTTGCTTTTGCTATATTTGCCTTTTCTTCGTAATACCACTTATCAAGCTGTAATTGTTCTGAAAGTTGTGTTTTATAATCCTTGAGAATCCTAATAGTAAGGTCTGTGCTTTCCTTATCACGCTGTTGCCCCAGCTTTTTAAGTGCTTCATCGTAACCCTTTTGGTCTGCCTTACTTAACTGTCCATTTTTATCACGTTTGGCTTCATATTCATCACGTATCCCTTTTTCTACATCATCCAATGTCTTTGCAAGTCCGGGGAACAACTGTTGAACCTCCGCTTCGGAAAGCCCTGCATCTTTCAGTTTCTTGTGCAAGTCCAACTGGTTGAACATATCTTCAATGTTCTTCTTGGTCTTTTCAAGCTGTTCTTTCAGGTAGTCCTGTTGAATACCGATTTTAAGTTCTGCAATTTCCTTTTCAAGCCCAGTTCTTTTTGCGGCATTCTTTACGTCATTAGGAATCTGTTTGAGTAACTTTTCAAGCGCATCAATCATTCCTTGCTTGGTCGGAATAATATCTTCCGCTTTGATAACTTCTCCCATTTGTGTAAAGTCCAAAGCACCTTTGAAAGCCGAACGTGTTTCCTCTATGGCACGGTTCTCTCCCATAAGCTGATTCAGCTTTTCATATCTTGACTGCATTTCTTTTAGGACGGAGATACGTTCTGCCCAAATATCACGCTCGGCACTTGAGCGACTTTTATTTTTGTCGCCACCAAGTTCATTATACAGGCGATTAAGTTCTTCTAGTTCGGATTTTACCTTGTTTGTGTCTTGACCATATTCGGGATATATGGTAGATTGGCTTTTCCGAATTATTTCGTTACGTGTGTCAATCTCCGTCTTAATGCGTTTCTTAAACTCCGCTTCCGTTTCCCCACTTCGTATATTCCAATTAGCTTGTATGTCAGCATTTCCATTAATTCCAAGCAGGAATTTCTTGATGCTGTTTTGAAGAGGATTAAGGTTAAGACCATTAATCTGTTTTTCAAACTCCTGCAACCACACTGACCCTGAAGTATCTCCCGATTCTTTGGCTTCCTTGGTCAGTTTGTCAAAGAGTTGTTTGAGCTTGGTTTGTGTCGCTTTCTGTTTTTCCTCCTCAAAGAAGAAACTGTCATTGAACAATTTGTTTATGTAAGCGGAATCTACCTGCACATCCGAACCAATCGCTTTCAGTACCTTCTGTACGAGTTCCCTTGCGTATTCAAGTTCATCCTTAGTGACTTTTGTATTTTCTTTTTGTGAATCACGGAGCACATCGTAAGCGTTCATCGCATTTGCAACCATCTTTTCTGTAGCATCTTTCTGCTCTTGGTATCGTTGCGCAGTCATGCTGATAGAGCCTTTACTGAAACGCTGTTCAATGGATTCTACTTGGCTTATGTATGAACGTGTGCTTTCAAACCAATCCTTAAACTCACTACGTTCAATCTGAATATTATCGAATCTGAACTTGTTAGCACCGCCAAACGAATTACCCGACAACTGAGTGAAGTAGTCGCTTAAATCAATGTTGCCCAACCCTGTGTATTGCTCTACAACTTTTTCAGTCTCTTCGCGAAGTTGCTTAGTTGACGTTATAGCACCACTTAATAATTTTTCTTGTACTTGGCTCAATATACCGCTAATTTCGCTCCAAGATACTTTCATCCCGTGTTGTTCATCTATTATTTCAGAGATAGCTTTTGCGGTTTTCTGTTGGTTGGAATACATTTCTTTGTTTGCATCCTGTCCAACTTCATCAATCATTCTTTCTTTTGTCTTTGCGTTGATATATTGATGTATCAGCTTGATGGCTTCATTATAATTTCCGTTTAACGCCTTAATCCCCTCTGCGTTTAGGTATTGTTCGGGCAGTATGTCTGAATACTTCTTTTTCAGTTCTGCAAGTGCCTTGTTGTGTTCTTGGTATGATTTGGTAGAATCTGTAACAACAGAAGCCAACTTTACATAGTTATTTGACGATTGAACGACACTAAAAGCCCCCTCTGCTGCTATGCCGTCAAGTGCTTCTTTCAGTCTGTTTGTATTTTGAATTACTTCGTAAATAGCTACACCAACGGCTGTAATAACGGCAAGAATAGCACCATATGGATTCTTGGCTACCGCCATATTTAAACCGTTCTGTGCAGCTGTTGCCCCTACCGTTGCAGCGGTTTGTGTACGAGTAGCCATAATTTCCTTGAATTTGAGGGATATTCTCGTTTTCTGCATAGCTATGCCCTTTGTCATATAGATTCGTTCTGCAATCCACATTGCGCCTGACACAGTCTTAAAAGTGCCGTATGCCGTTATGATAGTTTTCAACACAGAGGCAACCGTGCGCCAATTTTCTAATAATGTATTTGCAAGGTTGATAGCTGTAGAGATAGACAAAAAACCTTCTTGATTGGATTTTCCTATCTCATTCTGCATAATGGATATTACGTCTTTCAGACGATTTATTTGTCCGTGAAGTGTATTTACCTGTACCTCTTGCATATTGTAGAACAAGCCACCTTTGTCGGTCATTCTTTGGAATACGGCTTCGACATCTTCAAACTTTACCATGCGTTTGGAAATCATATCTACAATTTGTGCTGTGGTATATGCTTCGCCTTTCACTTCCTCAAAGTACGATTGTAGTTCTCCGTACAAGTTGATACCTGCTTCCGTGAACTGCCTTACTTCCGTACCACGCAAATAAGCTGCTGCCTTGACCTGTCCGTAAGCCAAAATCAATCGTTGTATATCTACACCTAATCCAGCCGATACGTCTGCAAGCCGTTTTGTAGTATCAAAGAGTTTATCGCTTTCGATACGGTATGCAGCAAGTTGTTTTGTGAATGTAACAAGCTGCATCGCTTGGAATGGCGATTTAAGAGCTTGCTGCATGGTTTGGGAGAAAATTTTATCTGCCTTATCTTTGTCTTGCAAAATGGCACGTAAAGCAACTTGTTGAAGTTCAAACTGACCTCTTACTTCAACAATTTTTCTGATATAACCTTCAATCTGTGACACAGAGAACAACAAAGCAAGCTGACGGCTTAATAGCCCGGCTGTATCCATCAGGTTGCGATGGCGTGTGGCAAGCTGCTGTGATTTGACTCCTGCTTCCGTCAATGCTTGGTTGTGTTTTGCAATGGCTTGGTTTATCTGTTCAAGCATGCTCTTATAGTTCGCATCGGTAGTATTCAAAGATAAACGAGCTTTTTTTAGGTACTCTATTGCCGTGATTTGCCGTTGAAGTGTATTTGCTGTTTTAGAAAAGTCAAGCGCACCCTGTGCGGTTGTATTCTGTTTGTAGTTTTGTGCTTTTGCCAAATCTGCCGAAACCTTATAAGCACGTCTGTCAGCAGCTATTCTTCTTTCCGTCTCTTTTTCTTTAGATTGGGCACGTTGCTCGTCCGTCTTTCGTTGCTCGTCAAGCTCCATCTTCATGTAGCGCATGGCTTCTACCGCAGCCTTTTGTTGCGGCTTTGACAAGTCCATGTTCTCAACGTATTTTTTCAAATCCGAATATCCCTGCTTCAATCCGGATATATTAAAGTTAGCAAATGAATCTTCTCCGATTTTATTGTTTCCTATTCTGTTTAGCAAATCTGCCGCACGTGAAAGGCTTTCGTTCAGAGAAGTAGTCTTTCTTGTAGTCTCTTCCGCACCTTTCCCTGCTCCTTCAAATGGATTACCTTTTATAGCATCTATCTTTTTGGCTAACGAAGTAATCACACTTTCCAATTTACTCGTATCCATTACCACACTGCCAAACCCGTTTTTCAATGCATCTGCTGCTGTATGGGCATGTTTCTCTATCATCTCCAGCTTCTCATCGAAACTATCCAACTTCTTTAATACATCAGGGGTTATGTTGAGGAAAGCTCCTGCTTCGTTATTTGTCATATCATTATCCTTTTTTATTAATTATGGGCATACCCAAATCATTCAAGTTCTTCAAATCGTCAACACTTCCTATTTTGCTGACCTTCTTTTTTTTCTTGTCCTTGTTTCCGTATTCTACATGGGAAAAATCAAACGAGCTTAACCGGATCTGTCCAACCGTCATTCCCCATAAATATTCGTCACGAGAGCACCAAGTGTTGGAGCGCAGAAAATCAATCATCTGCCCCCACTCTGTACGGGATATTATCAGTTTTGTTCCGTTTTCTTCGTCTTCCTCGTCAAGGTCATTTCCCTCACGGTCTGAATCACATTGGTACTCTCGAAAAAAAAATCCGTGCTTATGAGGTTAAGGATTTCACCAAGCAATAATGCCCAGTCCTTTATGTCGTAATCTCTCCACATCAAAAGGTCAAAGACCTTGTGGTAGTCATCTGATAGTTCTTTTTTCTCATAATCAGAGAATATCCTGTCCCTGTCATTGAGAAGTGCAAGCGTTATCACGTGTGCAACTGCCGGTAGATTTACCGAGAACTCTTTGATAACATCTCCCATACTTAACTTCTCTCCCTTCACAATCTGACACGCTTGTTCGGCTATAAGCCATTGAACACCGGGCTTCAATCCTTTAATACGCCACTCCGTACCGTGAAGTTTTACAATGCTTGGGCTGTTATTCATTATCCTTGCCAAACGTTCCATTGACTCATCAGATATAGGAGTACAAGCCGTTACAACATTTGTCTTTAGTCCTGTATCTTTTTTCTTTGCTCTATATACTGCCATGATTATAAACATGAAGGGCGGCGGCATATAAGCCTACCGCCCGTAAACACTCTAGTTATCTATTATGAACAAGTTTTATTTGGGTAAAGTATAAGCTGAATCTACATAAAACGGCGTTCTGATAGTTTTCTCTCCATCAGCGATATTTGCATCATACGCTGTTCCTGCAAGGTTGATACGACCCACATTAGAGTTCAAAGATTCAAGCATTAGTTTTGAGTTAAGTTGGACTTTTGGAACCACAAATGCAGTCATCGTTTCCCCGTCCTCAAACACTACGTCAATCTTTGCATACAATTTCTTGTATTGAGCAGGAGCAAAGTATTTGGTAGAGACAGTAGTTCCTGCCGTAAATCCCATGAGAGCGACCAATAGGTCTTTTTGTGTATCTGCAACCTCAGCTGTAAATCGGTATTTGCCAAGCTTCACGATGGAAAGAATGGGGCTGTCGGAAGTTTCGCACTCGATGTCGTTTACATCGTTATCGTCTCGAGCGATTGAAGTGGTATCCTCAACTACATCTTCAATGATATAAGAGTCGCCCTTTGGCACATCGTCTTGTTCAGAGCCAGTGAACAGAGTTGCCACGATGTAAGAAGGCTTGATGAATTTTTTGGCTGTTGCGCCAGTATTGTTTACTGCCATAATTAAAAAATGTTATCCTGTTAATAATCTGTTTACCTTATTGTCACTTCTATATTTATCACGTTGTAGTAGTAGTTCCTATTTTGGTCATAATCTGCATCACGGAAATTTACATCAATCACATAATGGGGGTCTTTACATGATTCAATAGCCTTGTCAAGCGCAAGTTCCATTTTGTACAGCTCCTTCACGGGTTTCGTGCCGTGACTGTCAACTGATTTTGCGTACAAGAACACGTTGGCAGAACCTTTGGCATAAGCTCCGTAATCTTTCATGGAAAGCACATCAACAAGCACCATTTCTTTCCAATTGCTTTCAACAGTGGCAGGCATATTCCCGATGAACAGGTTATCGGATATAGCCGCTTTTGTAAGCAGCATGGAAAAAAAGTTTTCCACTTTTGATGTTGTCTTGTATTTACTATCCATATAATCAGTATTTACCGTTCTTTATAATTCCAAAAGTTGAACCTTTAATTCTGTTACTTAATGCTTTGAGTTGGTTTTGAGCAATGGCGATTACCTCATATTTGTACTTTTCCTGTAATATTTGTCCGTATGGCATTGCGGCTACTATCACAAGGTCAATTCCATCATGAGGCTTATATTTACGTTCAAGAAAATCCGTTATCGCATCACGTCCGTATAGCGGCTCTCTCTCCCAAATTCTTGGGGCTAATGCGTATTTCGTTTGATAACCGCTTTTGGATAGTTTGCCATTAACATATATTCCCCATCCGTAGCTATCATGAAGGTTGTCTGTATCATTTTTATAAGTAACCCTATTCAATTCTTCTGCAATTATTTTGTCAGCTTCTTCCGATAAGAACTTTATAAGTTTATTCAATGAATCTGTCTTAACCTTCTTTGCCATATCTTACACTTCACTCATTTTTATATCAACCGAGCAACCACCAAGTTGACTATATTCAAGCCCTATAACCCTGCCTTGGATTGGTATTGCATAATCCTCGCATTTAAAATTGGTATTGAAACGTATAGGTAGCTTCTCACCAACTTTGCACGGGAAAAATACTTTATAGTCAGCCATGATAGTACCAGAATTAATCAGCTTTGCAGCCTGCTGTATGTCACATTCAGTTTCAAGAAGGATGGTCTCTCCCGTAGTGGGGACTTCGGGAGAACTATCCGTCTTTTCATTCCCAAGCATGTCACCGTCACCGAGAAGGTTCCCGTCTTCCGGCTTATTCGTTATCACGGTGTAGAATGTGCCATGAAACGGGTATTCTGCTATTGCTTTTCTTTTGAGACGCATAAACTATACATCTAATGAATTTTCATTGACCCAACTCATACTACCCGAATCCATGCTTTTCAACGCTTCTTCTTCACCATACTTTTTGTACAGTGCTTTCAGACGGTCTTTCAAGTTTTGGATTATGGCAGCCGTTACCGTCTCACTACCTATGTCCTGTCTGTAACTGCCATGTTGGAGTGATGATGAAGCCACAGACCACGGACCGCTAATGACAAGTTCGTACAGTGCGATAAGGCAATGGTCTTTAGTGCATTCATCTATTTCAGAACGGTCTGAAATAAACATCAAACCGTTTTCGTATGCGATATTTTCAAGCGCATCATCTTCAAAGACAAATCTCGTAAGCCCATTGAGGTATGCTATCGGGTCAAATGATTTTTCCATAACTACTACGCAATGTATTGTACATTTAATCGTCTGCCTGACTTGTGTCTACAATTACGTGATTACGGAATGTTTTCAGTGCAGGACAAGCTGACATCATTACATCAGTATGCCATTCCTTATACAGCCCGTTGTTTGTTGTTGTATTCACAATCGTGCAGAGACCATCGTTAGCCTGAGCAAAAATCTTGGTTATTACGCTTGAACCATACTTATCAAACATCTGTTTGTCTAGGTTATTGGTGTATTCAAACTCACAAGCATATCCGGCAGGGCGGAGAACAGCAATCTTATCGTCCCAACCTTGTACGAATGTGTCTCCGGTATTGGTAAGATTACGCTCACGTTCTTCAACAATTTCAATTGGAGATACACCGGGATAATCACGGAAAGCAGCTAAGAACAACTCTCGTGTAGTAGGTGCAGTAGCGGTTGTTGCGATGTAAGCTAAAGGATTTTTCTTGAAACTTTCAATCAATTCCTTAACTTCGGCATTTTGCAGCATTACTTCGTAAAACATCTTGCGTGTAACCTGCCATACCATTGCACCTTCATACCCCCATTCTTCACGATATTTTTTCTCCTTTTCCGCCATTTGACTGAGAATCTTACATTTTTCGTCTGTCCAAACTACTGTGCCAGCTTTAGTAAAGTTCTCTGTTGGTATATCAGCCTTATGCAACGGAGCTTGAACGCCACGTGCGATATTTCGGTAGTCAATATGACCTTTAGACATTAACTGTGCAGTCATGAAGTTCATGGTTGCGTCCGCACTATCAAGTTGGGACTGTAATGTATGTACCCAAGCGGCTACCAAATCGGCATCGTTTCCAAACAACTCAAACTGTTGTTCTTTTGCTTCACGTTCCATAGCTGTTTCAACGAAACCGGGAGCGATAAAATCAGGGATGGATGCGGTGTACCAGTGCAGACCGTCCTTATCCATTTGATTACTGTCACCAAGAGGTGCACGCAAATCCATCAAAGGAGCGGCTTTCAAGTCACGTCCTTTCACAGAAAAAGTAGCGATGCCATTAGGAGCGGTAGGTGTGGGAGCACCAGCTTTTACACCTTGAGTCTTGTACCAACCATAATTAGTGTATAGCAGACCTTCTGTATTGACAAAGGATTGCAAGAAACGTTGATTGGTCTTGTCTGAAAAGAATCTTGCATATCTGCTGTTATTAAAATCAAATTTAGGCATAGTTTCGTCAATTTTAAATGTTAAACCAACCCTTAACCTTGCTCTTGTTCAAAGCTTTTAATGCAGCCGAAAGAGGTTGCATACGGTCTTCGTAGAGGAATACATCTCCTAATGCCAATGCAGGAGTGATAAGGTATCTTGCACCATCGAAATCATCTTCGGATGCAGCCGGGTCAAAAACAAAATCAAAGTCGCAGGGAAGATATGAGTTAGGATTAGTAACCATAGCTTCTTTACCAGACCCTGCTTCTTTCGCTTCAACAAGAACAGATAAAGTTGTTAATGCTCCGAGGGTTGCGCTCAATGTAACTTTCCAAACATCGCCAGCCGTTCCGTCAGTCGTTTTTTCAACGGCTGTGACTGTTACTGCTGTTCCTTTCCCTACCAATGTGGTAGGAGCAACCATGAGAACGTCCCCTACAAACGGAATGAGGGAATACCCGTCTCTTTTCAAGTAAATAACCGTATCAGATGATTCTGATGTAGCTTTTGCAACTGCATACGATTTTAGGATGCGTATTTCGCTTCCATTAGAACCATTACTGGGAATATATTCAGCGAGCGTTCCGGCAAAAGCTCTTGCATTACCTTTGAATGGGTTTTTAACAATTCCACCACTGGTAGGAAATACAAGTGCGTCTTTCCCGCTCATCTGTAGCTTCACGAAGACATAGCGATGACCACCAATGCTTCCGCGAGCCTGAACCAATGCTCTACCGGGAAGGTAGCCACTGTTCAATAGGATTTGCTGATAGAAATCTGACATTTTCTTTTTGGTTTAAATGATTATTATTTTTCTTCTCTGTGCGACTGCTTCCTTACGACAGCAACCACATCGGCAAAGTCATCGGTTTTTCCCTTACCGCCTCCCGTGCCGCCCGGAGTGATGTCAGGTGGAGTGTTAGCATTAAACTTATTGTAGCTCTTGACCAGTCTTTCTGTAAGAGCGTCAACGTCAGTTTCAGAATCAATGTGAATCAGTTCAAGCTGGTCGTTAATCCAGTCTTCATTTTTCACGTCTTTCCCTTTCAAGGCTGATTTTAGCTGGCTGCGTTTTTCGGAGACTGCTTTAGCCTTGTTGTTCTCTTCCTCACGTTTGAGCAAGGAATTAATCTGTTCCTGCATCTTCTGCAATTCAGACTTGTTTCCACCATCGCCATTGCCATCTCCGTTACCGTCTCCGTCATTCTTTTGGGGATGATTCTTTTCCCACTCCTTTACAAACTTTGAATTGTCGTTGCGTACATTGTTGTCGATACGTTCCAAGCGTTTAATCTTTTTGCCTACGGCATCTGCCAACTCCAATTCTTCGTTGTTACCACTCTCTTCCAAATCGGCGTAGATGTCTTCTACTTCCTCATTGAAACTTCTCTCACTCATAGCCAAGTTTTTCTTGCCGTTGTTGGTGAGTTTTGCTTTCAGTGCTTCTGAAAACTGTTCTTTCGTAAACTTCATACACTATATGTTTTATAATGATTATATGCGAAAGTAATGCTTTAACAAAAAGGTATAACTATAAAAAAATCACTGTATTTATCACTATGATAAATAGACATTGGTTTAAGTATATATTACCTTGTTATTAAGAGGTATTTTTGCTTTTGATGAAAGAACAAGAAGTACATAATGCGATAGTGAAGAAGCCTTTCCCAGGTTTCCAAACCTACTTTGCTTCAACGAACGTGAATATATGTTTCGGTGCCGGCGGGGTCGGAAACGGGAAGTCATACTCTCTTGTTCTTGGATTCGCTGAACCGTTAATGCTTGACCCTGATTTTAGATGTTTAATAAGTCGTAGAAGCCTTGGGAACCAAAAAGCAGGAGGAGGATTTGTTGATACATTCAAGGACATATTCGGGGAATATGTAAAAGTTAAAGAGGCAGACACGCCACGTATATCATTCCAAAGTGGAGCGTACTGCGATTTGACTTATATAGACCCAACGAATATAGACAGAATGAGGGAGCGTGCGAAAGGATGGCAGTACGATGCGATTGCCATTGATGAGCTTACCGAAATGCCTTGGGAGGTATTTACGTACATTCAATCCCGTAATCGTGGAAAAAGCAAAACATTCACGGGGAAATTCCGTGCGACATTCAATCCTAAACGCACCCATTGGACGAGAAGATTCATAGATTGGTATGTTGGAGTTGACGGGAAGGGTATCCCTGATAGAATAGGAAAAGTCAGATTCTTTTTTGTTGCTGGGTCTACCGTTGATGATGTGATTTGGGGAGATTCAAAAGAAGAAGTTTACGCTAAGTGCAAGATACAGATAGACAGTTTGATTAAAGACTTGAAAGGTAAAGCAAAATATCAAGACTTTATCAAATCGTTTACCTTATACGAGGGCGCAGTTGATGAAAATGAAGCTCTAATGGAAGGCAATGCAGGGTACGTTGGTTCAGTTGCCGCTTCTGGTACACGCTCTGCTGCTGGGCTTATCGGTGTAAACTATAATGCAGACCCAGATTCTGACGAAAAGATACCTATCCCTTCCACTTCCGCACAAGGCGTGTTCAACAACAACCCTGCCGTAAACGGTGACAAATGGATTACCGTGGATTTGGCGGATTACGGTACGGATAATCTCGTGGCTCTAGCATGGGATGGATTTCACGCATACGACATTCTCATTCTTAGCAAGTCCACTCCGAGAGAAAACGCTATGGCAGTGAAGACATTTGCATTTGAGCATGGAACAGCCGAAAGCCATATCATTTTTGACGCGACTGCTGGAAGGTACTTCAATGATTACATTCCCGATGCAGTACCTTATATCTCGCTAAATAAACCTTTCGGGCTTTACCAACTTACCGCAATGACAGTCAAGGATATGTGCTATATCAGATTATGCAAGATGATAGAGGAAGGCAACTTGACATTTGACGATAAACTTGCCGTTCAGACTTACACCCATCAAAACTTGAAATACAAAGTGACGGTTGAGAACGAGTTTATGGAAGAATGTTCCGTTGTGCGATTTGACGATATGCAGAGTGGGAAGAAGCGGCTTTGGAACAAGAAGAAAATGAATCAGATGTTAGGGAAAGGCAGGTCAATGGACTTGTTAGACCCATGCGCTATGAGAATGCTTCCGTGCGCTAACATTGAATACGGGAATGAGATTCAAGCAGGGTATTACAATCACGAGGAAGAAACCAAACAAGCGAGCCATGCACAGACAGAAGGAAGTATTTACGATGAACATTTATGGTATTAGGATGGCACTTATATGCCTCACAGAACATAATAATTATATATGTATATGCAGCGAGTAGAACGACATATTATCATTGGTAACAAGTACTTGGACAGGCTTTGTTTCCTATCCAAGAATTTGTACAACTACGCAAACTATATGATTCGTCAGGAGTTTACGAAGAGTGGTAAGTTGCTTCCTGAATACGGATTGACAGCTTTACTTGCAAAGGAAAAACAAATGGATTATACATCTCTTCCTGCGAAGACCAGTCAACAGGTTGTTGCTCTTCTATTCAAGAATTGGAAGTCGTTTTTTAAACTATGTAAATGCAAGGACAAGCTTAATGGTAAACCGAAACCTCCGAAGTATAAACATAAGACGAAAGGACGAAATATAGTCGTATTCACCTATCAGCAATGCAAGTTGAAGGACGGATACATTCACTTTCCGAAGAAAGTAAACATACAACCGTTAAGAACAAAAGTAACTAATTTGCGTCAGGTTCGCATTATCCCGCAATGTAGTTGCCATATCATAGAAGTAGTATATGAAAAAGAAAGTATTGAAACCACCGGACTTGAACCAAACTCTTATTTAAGTATTGACTTGGGATTGAACAACCTTGCAACTTCCTATGATTCGCTATGTCATAAGAGCTTTATCATAAATGGCAGAATATTGAAATCCATAAACCAATACTTCAACAAGAGGAAAACTAAGTTAATGAGTTTCATTGGAGGGAAAGGTACAAGTAGGCGAATAGGGAAACTAACACTAAAGCGGAATTGTAAAGTGAATGACTATATGCACAAGACTTCCCGATTTATTGTAAACTATTGTATTGATAATCATATTGATACTATTGTAATAGGTAATAACAAAGATTGGAAGCAGCAAATAAATATGGGGAAACGTAACAATCAAAACTTTGTCAGCATCCCATTTGAAAAGCTAATCTCTCAGATACAGTACAAGTCCGAAGAAGTGGGAATTAAGGTCGTAATAACCGAAGAAAGTTATACTTCCAAAATAGACCACTACGCAGGCGAAGAGATGTGTCAACATGAAACATATTTAGGTAAGCGCATACAAAGAGGTCTATTCCGTAGCAGTACAGGTAAAATCCTGAATGCTGATCTAAACGGAGCGATAGGGATTTTAAGAAAAGTAGTTGGCGAAAGCATCTCGCAAGTAGTCAATAGAGGGGGAGTGGAGACCCCAACGAGATTGCTGGTGTAATCTCGCAAATAAGTACCATTAGGATATGATAAGCTATAACGACATAAAGGATATTATCAATTCCCTTAAAACAGAAGGAATTGAAGCAAGATTAAGAGACGTTGCCTATTTGGTGATGTGCGATTCTTTTGTGGATAAGGACCTTGCTGCCAAGGTTGCTTACCAAGAAGATGAAAAGCCTTCAAACAAGGTGTTATCCACGCTTGCTGAGAAACTGAAACCTTTCGGCATCGGTGCTATCACTACCATATCTAAAGATGAGAACCGAGAAGCGTTGCTGAAAGAAATATCGGAGATGAAACAGATTGCAGACGACGCGAAAGCAAGTGGAGATTCAGATACTTTTATCAAAGCAAGTAAGGTCGTATTGGATGCACGTGTAAAGCTAAACGACAAGTTCAACATTGAGGAAGAAGAAGGACAACGAAGAATTATTGTTGTTCCGCAGAAACATGACATCATCTGTAAATGGACTTCGAGAGAGTGTTCTGCTATGCCGAGCAAGGAAGCCTGTATGAAGTATTACAACCTAATTGACGCAGACAAATGACACGGGAAGAGAAGAAGTTATATTTATTACGGAACATAAATGCCCTGTTACAGAAGAAGCCGTTTTTCAGAGGCAGCGATACTCCTTCCATTAACGATTATTCCGAAGGGCAAACCGCAACCGTTACAGAAACACGGACAGCATGTATTCCGAAGGTTAAAAAAACAATTGTCACACAGGAAAGATTTTTGAAGGAACTTGATCCGATGAGCCATGATGTCCTGTTTGACAATAATCTTCCAAGCATTTGCGTGAAGTTGGAAAACGGAGGTTATCAAGAAATAAAGTTCCAACGAACTGCATTGGCTCTCCAAGAGCAGATACTTGCAAGTCACGTTATCTATTTGTGCGGTAATCCTTGCGTGTTGTCTTTGAGAGGTGGAAATCCACCTGAAAGGGACAAAGAAAATTATTCTACTATCAAAGAGTATTGGGTTGACAGAAATATGGACGGATGGCGCACAAAAGCAGTCCGCACGCAGCTTGCTACGGGAGATGCAGGACTTTTATTCTACTATGACTATAAAGGACGTATCAAATGCCGCCTGATAAACTATGAGGGCGGTTATGTTATCATATCCCATAATGACAACAACGGTGACAGACTTCTTGAAAGTGTTTACTATGCCGATGCGGATGGTGTGGAATACATAGACAGCTATGACGACAAGTATATGTATCGTATGCGTAATTCGGGCGATGGAGCGGATGAAGATGGCTGGATAAGGGAAAACCCGGTAGAGCACGGTTTCAGTGAGATACCATTGTGTACCAAACGCGGTAATGTGGCGTGGAACAACGGACAGAGTCTTATCGAGATTTACGAGATTATCTACAACATCTTCTTTGTCATTCAGAAACGGAACGGCTGGGGCATTCTGTATATTAAAGGCAATCTGTCAGAAACGACAAAGAAACTTGCAGGGAGTATCATTTTGCAAGACAAGTCAATGGACGGTAACGGAAGTGCAGAGTTCAAAGCACCGCCCAGTCCGCAAGGTATGCTTGACAGTCTGCAAGATTTGTTCGAGAAGATACAGATAAACACCTCATGCACATTTCTTTTGCCTAAAGATGTCAAGTCAAGTGGTGACATAAGCGGACTGGCTATTACGCTGACCCGTGATTTAGATTTGAAGAATGCCCAGCAAGGGGTTATCGAGTGGCAGAATTTTGCAGACAAGATGATGCGCCTGTTCAAGGAGGGATTAGCCAAAGAATTGGTAAAAAAAGGCGAGAACGTAAATGCCATTACAGAATTTGACAAACTTCGTGTCAGCTGTAAGTTCAAGATATGGCAGCCGTTCAGCGCAACTGAGTATAACAACATGCTTATCTCAATGAAACAGGCTGGTATTCTCTCCACGAAAACGGCTATTGAAAAGAACACGGAGAGCACACCCGATGAGGAGCAACGAGTGACTAAGGAAGTTAAGGAAGCAGAAGAAAAGGTGATTGCCCAACAGCAAGCCAACAAAACGAACAAGCAGGAAGGAGGTAATAATGAATAAACAAGTGATAAACATAGATGCCAACTTCATTAAAGAGATTGCCAAAATGCAAGAGCGAATTGATGAAACAGATAACGCAATTTTCAATCTATTCATGAAGATACAAGACGTTAATCGACTTGATATTATGTATGATGGTGAGAATAGAGATCTGTACCATCACATTTATATGTTCATCGAATATGTCCTGCATAAGTTTCCAAATATATACGAAGAATTCAGAGAAAACAAACAACACAAGTAATGGAGAAACAGAGCCTATACATATACAAGCTGGATGCACATGGGGAAAAAGTCAAGTTTCCCAACGAAACCATGTCTGCAAAGCTGGGTGAATACACTTACACGGCACAGCGCATGGCCGGCACTCCTACGCTTACCGCCACGCTCAACTATCCGTCTTGCTTGGATGAAGAGTGGACTGGAGAGGAATTTGTGGAGTTCAGAGGTGAGAGATACTATGTCGACCAAACCCCTACATCTTCAAAGGACAACAAGAGCATTATGTATAAGCATGAACTCCAGTTCGTTTCAGAACGTATCGTATTGGAGAACGTGTATTTCATGGATGTGGTGACAACTGGAACAGATACTTATCATTCCAACTCTACTTCTGTGAAGTTCATGGGAGACATAAACGAGTTTGTAGGTCGCCTTAACGCTTCAATGGCAAAATCGGGTATCGGATATTCGGTAATCATAGATGATGATATTACTTCCGATTCCAAACTTGTTTCACTTGACAATGTGTATCTTGCAGAAGCGTTACAATCCATATATACCATATACGAACTTCCTTATTACTTTGTAGGTAAGGTTTGTCACATAGGATATACAGAGAATGTAATTTCTACTCCCTTCGAGTATAAGAAAGGGCTTGTATCAATAAAAAAGACAAACGCCAATTATAAAATTGTCAATCGCGTTACTGGTGTTGGTAGCTCTGATAATATCCCTTTCTACTATCCGAATGATGATGAAAAAGGTACTATAGAACGTACACAAAACCTTATGCCTTCCATTTACAGACAAACAAATGGAGCGGAAAGATTCTACAATGCGCTTAACGACACGTATAAGATACCTGGCACAAATGATTACTACTCTTTCAAAAATACATTTTCTTCTAAGAAGATAAAAGAGATAAAGGTAGATTTTAGCGATATAAAGCCTACTATAGAAAATGTGACAAACGCTTCGGGACAGTTATTTGGTGAGATTGCGGATATTGCTTTTGATGCTAATGATAGTGACGAACTCGGAACCGGAGAAGGGAATAATATATTCAATGATACAGATGAGTATGTACATTCTTATTTCTACATAAAATTACATATATATAATGGAGATTACGGCTTTAACCTGTTCGAACAGGGTTTGGAGGGTGGTACGGCTGTAATCAATATGACTACGGGTAATTGCGCTGCTTGCGAGTTTGAAATAGGAGTTACCTATAAGGACAATGAACCGGAAAGGGCATTCAACCCTGTATTGGTGGATTCTTCCGGGAACTTACCGGCAGGAGATTTTGAGCAGAAGGTTACTTCACAACCATCCCAATATGTAGAAAGCCAACAAAACACTTCTACAAATGAAGTTTGGATTGCAGTAAAAAAGGACAATACCACTTTCGGAATTGTTATGCCTAATGCCACCAATAACTATAAGCCTTCTGTCGGGGATAAATTTGTGATTACAGGCATTAAGATGCCTAAGTCCCTTGTACTCGCTGCTGAGAAGAGATTGGATGAAGCATTGATAAAGTATATGTCAGAGAATAATGACGAAAAATTCACATTCTCCGTCAATTTTTCCAGAGTATTTCTTGCAGACAATATTCAATTAGCAGAATTACTAAATGAGAATGTTCGCATGTATATAAAATACAACGAACATGAGTATCTTATGTATGTAAATTCATTTACTTGTAAAGCGGACAAAAATTGCTTATATGACATATCTGTTGAATTAACAGACAAATTATCTGCAAATGTTTCTGCATTACGAAGTACTATTACAGAAATTGCAGGCGATATCATAGGTAATACATTGGGAGGGAATAGTATTTCTACTACTGATATCTTAGCAAAAGTCTCTCGACATTTTCTCAGTAAAACACAAGATGACCGTACCCCGCACAAGTTATCCTCTGACAAAGCTTTTGAAATAGGAAAATTTGTCAGTGGTAGTACAGGTGGTATCATAATGGTTGATAAGGAAACAGGTCAAACCTATGCGGAGGTTGATAAACTGAAAGTCCGCATGAAAGCCTATTTCGAATCACTGGAGATACAAAATGTAAATTCTGTAGGTGGAAAGATAGTTCTAACTCCGGGTGGTGCTGTTACGCTTATTGATGTTTGGACCAAGGGCACCATTGAACAAACGCCCATACTTTCAATGGCAGACGGGAATCCTATATTGCTTGCAGATGGCAGTGAACTCCAATTGATGGATAAAGAAACGGTAGACAATGGCGTCCCCGAAGGCGTGTACAGATGTTTCTTCCTTGCCGAGCAGGACGGTGTGGAAGTGGAGAACCGCTTCCGTGCAGGTTTCCAGGTACAGAGCAAAAACTTCAACATACAAAAACCGGGAGAATACCAACAGGTAGCGAACCATTATTATTGGCGTTTATGTGTAGGGGCAAGCAAAGAGCCTATCAATGTCGGCATATACAAATTACACTATATTGACCTCAGCATGGCGGATTGCGACACAGGCAGTGACATTCCGGCAAAGGGTGATACTGTAGCCCACCTTGGTGCACGAATCAAATGGAAAGGCATTGACAATAAGGACGTGACGGATGAAAGCAATATTGACGCACAGAATGCCATTGTTTTCTCTTCTACCGATGTGTTCAGCCCGAGTGTTACTCTGTATCACGGTATAGACTCCTACTCCTACTTGAACAAGGAGTATGTTGAGTATGGCGTAGACAAAACTAACAACAAGGCGTTTTTCCATGTATACGGTGATGCGTATATTGGGGACCGTGATGGTAACAGCTTTGTTAAGTTCACCCAAGGTGAAGGCGTGGAATTGAAAGGAAAACTGTCGGTCGGTACTACCATCGGCAATGGAGACACCATCGAAGATGCTCTCAAAAAAGCATCTGAAAAGTACATTGAGGATTTAGACCCTCTGAAAGAGTACATCAAGCAGGAAATAGATAATATCCAGAATCAGGTTGACGGTGCGATAGAAACATGGTTTTACGACCCGGTACCCACCCTTGAAAATCTTCCCGCATCCGATTGGGATACAGATGAGAAGAAGAACAATCATTTGGGAGACCTCTATTACAGCAAGGAGGGGAAAGCATACCGGTTCCAATATGAACAAGAAAAGGGATGGTATTGGAATGCCATTACCGATACGGATATTGTCAAGGCTTTGGAAAACGCTCAAAAAGCACAGGATACCGCAGATGGGAAAAGACGCATCTTTGTGAGACAACCGCAGAATTCGGACGCATACGACATAGGTGATATGTGGGTAAATGCGACCTATGGTAGCACTTACAAGGACGATATGCTCAGAGCGAACACTTCAAAAAAGGCAGGGGAAGCATTTAGTATCTCACATTGGGAGCTTGCATCAAAATACACTGATGACACTTTGGCGCAAGAAGCAAAGAAAATAGCCGAAGAAACGAAGAAAGCGGCTGAAAAGCTGGACAGTACTGTAAGTTCAATGAAGGACTTTACCGATGAAGCATTCAATGATGGTATCGTAGACAGAGGGGAAGCGGCTGCGATTAAA